TTCGGTTATCAGACCGGCCCAAATAAGGTTAAGGGTATCCTCGTGGCTCCAGTCCGCTTCGTTTATCGCTGCTATTATCTGGATAGACTTCTTATTTAGCGTCCGCTCCATCTCTCGTAACGCTTTTGACCGAAAAGTTAGCTTTCTGACGTGGTCGAGCTTTACTTCGACAACTTCAGTTACGTTTTTACCAATCCTATACTGTCGCCTATCAGCGTCAAGCGCCTGGCGGGAACCTTCATTTTCGTCTGACATTTGGTTTTACCTCTCATGCTTCGCTCTGTTTCGCTTGTTGTTTCTGCTGATGTCGCTGTAGCTTCTCTTCAAATGCTGCTCTGTCTTTTATGTTCTGGTCAATGACTTTCTGTGCTTCTGATCGTTCGTATTTAGAAATTGCCTGTTTATCTGACCCTAATTCTATGTGTTTAAGCAATCGCGTAAGGTCAGGCAACTTCTTTCCGTTCCATACATACCCTATAAAGTTAGCCGTTTGCCACGACTGAAGTGTGGCTATCTGCTGGGCGTAAACGTTTCGTGATTCGTGTGCCGTGAAGTAGGTCTCGAGTTCAATAGGCATAAGTGAAAGCAGGTCGTTAATCGGGAGTATAACGTCACTTTTGAATAATTGTTTTAGTGCGAGCTCATACCACTGAGCAAAGTTATCTGGCTCTTTTATCTGCTGAGAAAACGCGCTTGAATCCTGGACGTCTGCTTTCTTATACGTTTCCGCTTTACGGGGCGTAACGCTTATCGGGTTTCCTTCGTCGTCATAGACAACATCGTTACCTATCGCCCTGGCTATTTCAAGATGCGCCATTCGGTAAACTCTCTGTGCCTCGTCCCTGTTTAACTCATCCAATAGTTCTTGAATTAATTGTGGTGATTTTACGCCTAACGAAACCACCGTAACGTTATCACCTTCACCAAGCAACTGTATCAGCCCCAGTTCTACGACTTCCCAAAGCGGTTTACACAGGAGTTGTTCAATCTCAAGCAGGTGTTTTATGTCGTACCTGATACTCACCGGGACTTCGGCTTGGTTTGGTCTCCTTCTATCCGGAATTAGTATAGTAGTAAACGGTAGAATCGAGCATCCTTCATGCACGTTCGTTTTCTTATCTATGTCTGAGATACTATACTGCATAGGGCATCGAACTGGGTATTCTAGTGAGTCGTATATTAAGCGTAATTATCCTGCCTTGCACGTATTCATCAACCTGATGCGGCGCTGACCGAGGGCCGTTCGCCCAGCATTGCGTAACGGTAAAGAGTTCTGCATCTCCTGAGCTTAGGATGTAGTTTGTCATCGTCTTTTCTTGCCAATCAAATATATCATGAATCCGCATCGATATCGTCTGGATTTTCGTAGGGTCGTTAGTCTCTAAATCATAACAACGAATGTCTTTTTTTATCTTGTGCCCGCGCGTAGTTGCAGTATTATCGGGAACATCAGAAACGCTGTCTTCGGTCACGATAAATGGAAGTGGGAGTTTGGGAGGCGGCCCTGGGTCTACTTCTGGAACCGGAATGAACGTGAAGACCGCAGGAGAGCCACCGTAGTTATAAAGAAGTTCCTGCATAACTGGGTCAGCTTGAATCATGCCAACTACTGCATAGTTTAGGGCGTTCATTTTGTGCTCTTCAGTTTCTTTGGTCTATTCTTGAACTTGTTTAGGCATATGGCTGCGTCTTTTCGTACATCATCATTCCACGAGAAATACGAACCTAGATGCCCGATTGCCCTGTGACATTCTACTCCGTAACTTCGGGATTCGCAAAGTGTTATTAGATTAGATTCTACAAGTTCAAGCTCTGGATGTAGGTGAAAGGGGGCTATATGGTGTACGTTTAGTTTGGCTTTCCCACCGCAGCCCTCACACGTAGGATGGTCTTTTAAATGGGCGGCCCTTACTTCCGGCCAGTGCGGTGAGCGGTGTTTCTCCATCCAATACTTAGCCCTCTTTTATTAATCCAAGATTAACTTTGTCGTGTTAACGCGACATCAATCAGTTGCCGCTTGGTCTATTGCTGGTCTGAGATACGGTTCAGCGGACATATTTACCGTCCCCATCTCTGGGAATATCGCATAACTCGCCCACTTTCCAGGCTTCCCTTTTACCGGCACGTCGTAAATAATCTGCCAGCCGCCTTCTGTAGAGAGCTCTACTGCTTCTCGAATATGCCCAGAAGCTTTAAGGTCACCTGTATCAACAGGAACAAGGTCTTGTGAGATTTCTAGTATCTTTTCTGCTTTCGATTTTGAATATGGCCCTAATGTCTTCTGAGCCACGCCTGCCGCTGCATCCTCGTCTATCGAGGCTTCAAAGTCAGCGGTAACGCCCCATCCAGAGCTCATATCATATACCCCGCCCACTCTGCCGATCCTGAAACGATTGTCTTAGCGGTTATCTCGTAGTGGTGCATTATATTATCAGGGAGGTGCGCATGCACTACGAGAAAGGTATTCACGCCGCCTTGGACTGGTGGAGATACGACAATCACATCATTTCTGACTATATCCGCATCGGGAGCACAGTAGCATCTATGCGTTAGTTTATCCTTTCTAACATCGTCCTGTAGTCGTTCATGAGCATTTAATTCGCGGATTCTTCCGGGCGCGGTATCTACCAGGCTCCACGTCATAGGTGTTGCCCCATGTGACGTTAACGTTCTTGAGGCGCGGTAGATAGAAAACGTCGAGGGGTAAAGGTTGCTTTCTTCTACCGCGTCGAGAGGATATCCGCTTAATCTGCCCATCTTGTTTTATATGGACTGCCAGGGAACGTTCAATACTGCAATAGACAGGTCAGCGTATGCATCGTAAGTAACTGCACAGGTGTTTCCTGCTGCGGTATTACACCATCGAGCAGGCGGCGAGAGCTGAACTGCTAACGTGCCGCTTTCCCCAACCGTGTCTGTTTTACTAACCACGTTGCCCCATTGGTCTGCCTGCGATGCGAACGTTACAGTGTGCGTACTTCCGGCATCGGAGTTCTTAATGAGAACAACCGTCATGCCGAATAGTGCCACCGGCACGAGGTCGCCTGTCGAACTCGCGGAAGCCGCCGTGTATGTTAACGCAGCACCGCTTTGTGTCGGCGTTATTGCCGTAAATAATGTAGGATTAACCATGTTTCTTTTTTCTCCTTTAGAATAGGTTTACCGTCGAGTAACCCATCTTCCCGTCTAAATTCCCGCTGTAGGTAACTACACCGTCAACAGGGCCCATCAGATCCCACTCGGTGATAATCATGTTACCTGTACGCTGGATATCTGCGTTTCCGGGTTCTACGAGCATTACCTTAATCGGACTGATGTAGTTATCGTAGTAGTAGTCCATTAACTGGATCCCTGGGGCTTGCGCTCCGGTAACTGCGTCTATGATCCAGTTCCCACTGAAATCAATAGTCCAGTCCTGGAAGCCTGTCGCCTTGTCGATATACGGGAAACTGTCTTTATCCTTGGCAGGTTTTGAGTCCTGCTTCCGCTTTAAATCTCCTTTGTCCTGACCATCTAACCCAACATATACGAGATTTGAAATATCCCAGATGTAGATTAGCTGTTTAGCACCTAACGGTCTTTCAGGAGTAAACGGCCCGCTTGTTAGCGGTGCGCCACCAAGTCCGAGGTTTTCTTTTAAAGGTTCTCGTGTTTCGTCTACCAGCTTATCCACTGGCATCTTCTTTTCTTTTTTCGGTTCTGTGTCCATTCCCATTGGTTCCTTTCTGTCTTCGTTCATTATCGCACCTCTCCTCTATAGTGTATAATTTTTTAATATGGTGAGTGTTCCAGTTGCTTCGATCGTACTCTCACTACTCAATACCATCTCAAGCTGGTGAACGTATTGCGTAGCTACAAGAGTTGCAGTATCGACATACTCAAGCGTTACTGCTATCTGCCCTTTTGTAGGGTCACCAAACAAGAGTCCGTTCCCAAGTGTCTTCGTAAGCACCGTCCCAAATCCCGCGTTCCAGAGCGCCCAGGTAAATGTAGCATTAAAGATGTTTACGGCGGTATCGGTATCATCAGTTATGACGAATGGAATCGTAGTATAATCGCCTTGATAGAACGGGGCTGGGTTAACGGTGGAAAGCGTCATGTCTTTTCTTCACCCCATAGTTTATCTTGTGTTTTTTTGTCAAGCGTCCCACCCAGCCTGACAAATTCACTGCGCGGCGCTGGTGGCGTTGTTGAAGTTGTCCACGAAAGGCTCTGGTCAATCGTAAAGGTAGCAGGGACGCCCACTAAGGGATACACGACGTAATTTTTTCCGCCTAACGTGATCCTGAGCTCATGGCGGAACTGCCCTATTGCGCCTACGCTGCCTAAGTCCTGGTTACTAAGTGGGATAAATATACTATTTTCCGTTGTTGGTGTAGGTGTAACCTGTGGATCAATGCCTACACTCATGTCTGTTTTGTGCTTTGTGATGAGTGGAAGTTGTGAAGAACTTGTTAATGGCATAGAAAAAGCCACCCACGTTGCCGCTGTCCAGCCTGAAACGTCTATAGGTGTCCCATTTGCTAGTCCGTTCGACGTAACCGCGACGTATGGTGTAATGTCAACACCCTGGTAAATTGTGAAATCATCTGCCATGTTTTAGCCTCATCTTAACATTCGACCTCCTGAAGCATGCCGTATAATCTAGTAGTCGGATCTTGAAGTGTTCCATAGGCTTTAGGTTCTTTATTTTGAAGCGCCCCATATACCCTGGGCTCTGGATTTGGAAGTGTTCCATAAACTCTCGCTTCAGTAGTAACTTCCCCATAGAGTCTTGATACTGGATTTTGGAGTGTTCCACATACCCTGGTCTCGGGGTTTTGCAGTGTTCCTACCACGCGGCTAACTGGGTTAGGAAGTTGCCCGTAAACTCGCGGTTCAGGGTTTTGTAGTATCCCATAAAGTCGCTCGACTGTCTTAAATAGCGATACTACAATCTCGCCAGACATTGAATATATATTCTCATCTGCCGCTGTGATTGTCGCCGAGTAGTTCAGCAGTTCGCTAAATTCCAAATCCGCTTGATCTAGCTGAACAACCATCGTATTCCCAAAGGTGATTACTGAATACTCATCAGTTGAGTGCGTAATTACCTGCACACCTTCGCTATCAGTAGCAACCCATTCAACCGTTGCGCCATCAAGTATTAATTTAGTCTGATCGGCGGTTACGCTATAAACAAGATCCACTGCCACGACATTATTTATTTGGGCGTTCGGCGTTATTCCAAGTGTGAATAAGCAGTTTGTGGCATCATGAGAACCGATTGATTTTAGTTTCGCACGGTTTGTTGTATTAAAAATTACAAAGCAACCTACTGTGTCATGTTCTCCAAGAGACGTCAGCCTTACAATATAAACTATATTGGAAACCGTGAGGCAACCTATGGAATCGTGTACGCTGAGTGAGGCTAATTTCGCTGTGTAGTTTGTCATTTTTAGAGAACTTGTGAGTCTAGTATGCTTGAGTAACCAGTAAAAGATGTATCATATTGACACGCCACCGCCGCAGGAGCAGTCCAAGAGCTTAACCCACTAACAGAATCAACAAGCGGTGCATATCCAATCAACGGACACGTCGCATCGTGGGCGTTGTTTGTTCCGTTTGGGTAATACGCAGCAGATGGTGATACTAAACCATTTGCTACGTTCTTGTCCCAATAAAACAATACCCAGTTTGCAGTCAGTGTTTGTCCGGCGTTCACTAACCACGTCGGCGGTGTTCCGGTCGCGGGGTAGATCACGAAGTATGACGTAGGGTTTGATTTTGATGTTGTGGTTATTGCAGCCATTGTAACAGGCTGCCGTGTGAGTGAGCATACCGTTGAACTCGGTTCGCCCGAGGTGGGTATCGCGTTTCCCGCGCCGTTTCCAGCCACGCCAAGGTACGTATCTCGCGGGTCAGGAGCGTAGTTGGCTCCGTTGATGGGAATTGCGTAGAGCGCGTAGTTAGTAGTAGAACCGTTCCATTTAAAAGGCGTGCTCTGACTCGCATCCATCAATAAACGCCCATTAGAATACCAGTGTCCTACTGTCATCTTATTTTATTCTCCTTCTTTTAGGTTAGATACGCTATATTCATTAGGTCAACCACGTGCGAACCCTCAAGCAGTTGTAACGACGGTTGGAACTCCATCTGCGGTTGTACCCATTCCCACCACGTCGGCGTAGTGATTGGGGATAATCTGCCACTGTCATTGGAACTGGAAACCTCACACTCAAGCACATCGAATGACCCCTGCGCCGTGAGTTGCTTCAGTTGCCATAGATACGTCGCATAGCGCCGCTCGGCTTCCGCGATTGACGGGTTCGGGTCTGCGGGGCTTCCACCGTCGCCGTATTGGCCAGTCATCGTCCAGTATGTTCCGTTATTAAATTCCGGTGGCACGCATGACGTCGAATCAATACCAAGCGACATCTCAGGATGGTTATCGTGCATATACTCAACAAGACTCGGTTGTATTATCGTTGCGTCGTAAACGTTCCAAACCTCGACATCTACCCCATCTACTTGTGAGAGCCGTGTCTCGAAGTCAGCCCATAGGCTGTATTGCGTGCCACTATTGCGCCACATCTGACCGAAGATTCCTTGCCTCAGTGGTGTCGTAGTTTTAGGGAGTAACCACGACATAAAATTATCATACCCACTTTCAAACCAGTAATTCTTGATGACATAGCCTTCTGAACCGTCCGGCCCCCATAGGGAGTCTATATGTTCGATAAGGTCGCCGAATGTGCTTTGATACGAACTCGGTGGTGTGCTTGCGTTAAACGCGGGGCCGCCTGTGTCCCACGGTTCTGACGTCGCGTTTAAGTTGAATTGAACCATGATTCTGTTTTCGAGGCAGAGTTGTAGGGCTGCAGCCATGTCTGCGTCCCATGCAGCGTTTGATTGATAATCTGCAAATGTGTCCGCACCGATTGATATATCCCACCCGTTCGCCGCGCACCAGTCGAGGTCGAGGTAGTTGGGGGTGGTAAGATAATTAGGCCCAAGCCACACGTTTTTATCGTTCATTTTTTTAGTTTATTGCGGTGTGTATTGTAGCCGGGCGCCGTAATTCCTGCTTGACCCGTTATATGTGAAGTTTTTTTCGACGAACGGCCCCGTTCCTGCGCCAGCGTATCCGTAATCACCACCCATCAAGAGTACGTTAGAAGTTGCCGCTATCGTCTGATACGCACAGGTATATTGTCCTGCGGAGGCACCCCCTGTAGAGCCAATAAATAACCATTTAAGCGTCTGTGTGTAATCGAACATTTCAATGTTATTACCGGAACTGAGTTGAACGATAGACGTATCGGCATACGGCGCTGAGAACGCTGCACCTGTTGTGCCGTTACTCGACGTGCTGGATAGCGTTCCATTATCAGCGGTAAATATGTGGTAATCGCTCCCTGCACGAATGTTAATACCATCAACGAACTGGAATAAGTTACCCCACATATTTTCTATTCCACTATAAGACAT